GAAACTGAGTTGTTTGATATTTTAAGTTCAGTTCTATCAGATGATATTTGTGATATAAAGAAAGGAGTAGCAGGTGTACTAAAAAATAGTTGTCTATAAAAGTTATAGATTATCTCATATTTTCCTAATCCAATACCAAACGATTCTAAATCAGCTTTAGGGTCTAATTCAACTTGATCATATAAAGAAGTACCTTCAATGGTTTGTCTTGTAGTATAATTTCTAAAATCATACACAGAATTTAACACCTCACCACTAGGAGATATAACATGTACTTCTACTTTATCCTCAGGTAAACCAAATTCTTTGTTAATGTTTAATGAATTCAATAAAGATTCATCACTAACTTTATAGTCTTGGTTTATAAATTGGGTTGGATCAAGTTGGGATATATTTGTAATTTCCATTATTGGGATGCTGTTAACTCATTTATGGTTTGCTGTAATGTTAAATTTTCAAGTCTTAATTGATTAATCTCATCTAGTAAAGCATCTATTTCACCTGCATTTTGATTAACACCAACATAGTCTGTACTTCTTCTAATTAATTCTAAGTGAGAATTTACATCTCCTTCTACAGGAATTTCATAAAATAAATCATTATATGCTTGGAAAAATTGATCTATAGTAATAGTGTTATCTACTACTACAGTTTGTGATTGTAATAATTGAGAAAATTGAGTATCAATTACATTTAAATATGTAACCTTACCATAAACTGTTTTATTTAATTGAACTTGTTCAGCCATTATCTAACTATTTTAAAGTAGTTTGAGGGGTCATCTATAACTACGGTTTCACCATTTGAAAGTACAGTTTTAATTAAAATTTGATAGTATCTTTCAGGTTCTAAACCATTCATATATAATTTAAAATAATTACTTGTATTATCACAACTTACTTTAGTATAAGTAGTATCAAAATCAACTACTATTTCTTCTGTTTTTACATCTTTTAATGCCCAATATGTAGTTGAAGGTAATGCTTTTGGATTTAAATATACTGAAGTAGTAGAAAAGGCACGAGCAGGATATCTATCTCGGGCTTTAATTCTAAAAACATAGGTTGAGTTTTCTTCAAATTCTGATTTATTATTAGATATTACAGATATAAAATCTGATGTAGTTAATTGGGTTAATGTAGTACTATAAAAACTATCATTCCATCTAAATTCTAATTGTGGTGGGTATATAGTATGAGTATCCATTGAAAAGAAAGATGTAAGTAATGAAGTAGTACTATTTTCTATACTAGAAGAAAGTTTTAATAAAATTCCATTATTTTGAATTGAACCCGAATACCATAAGTTGGTAATTGAAGTTAAATTCATATTAATATCTTTACTATCAATATAAGTAAAAGATTGAGAAGTAAAAGAACTAGTAGTAAATGAACTACCAGAAGAAGCCCAATTTGTAGTCCCTGTACTAATCCATGTACAACCAGCAGTTGTTATAGGTTCATCACCAGATCTTCCTAACCCCATTACCCAACTTTGAGAAACAGGATGCCCAAAAATAGTATAATCTATAGGTAAAGTAGCATTAGCTAAAAATAATTTAAGATAAGAAACAAAACTACTTCCACTTATTTTATTATTAACTACATCGGTTATTTGAGAAGTAGGAAATTGAATTAATGCTCGTGTTACATCAGTAATTTCAGTTTCGTTTGATATCTCTAAAATTTCATCTCTACCAAAATTTTGAGTTGAACGGTATGATGAGATGAATGCGTCTTTTTCAGGGAATATTTTGTATACAGCCATAAATCTAATATATAATATAAATATACATTAGATAAATTTTTCTAAAAAGTAACTACTCTACCTTGAATATCAGTTGTTAGATTTTTAACTTCAAAAATACTTGGATCTAAAGAAGGATATAAAATATTATTAATAGTTGCTCCCTTAATATCATAAGCATATTGTGAGTAACCTGAATTAGTTCCTGCTTTATTTACTATATTTACTTTTTGTACTGTTTGTACTCCTTCTACTTGATCTAATGTACTATAAATATCTGCGATTAAAATAGGCTGGTTTATTTGCCATTGATCAATATTGAAGTAAGACTGTAATACGTTTAAGCAATTGTTTATAACTAATTTTCCATTATAATTTGGTCTAACTACTACATCAAAATCTACTCCAATATTAATAACAAAAGCATCTTTTATATTAACACCATCTGTTAACATTCTATATTCAGAAAGAAATGTTTTTACATTTTGTTTTAAAGCAGGGCTAGAAACTATTAAATTACCTGTAGAATTTTTAGATAAAATATAGATTGAAATAGCATTTGGATTTTGTGTAGCTAATAAATCTGTTGGGTAGTTAACACTAATCCCCATATCTTGTGATACAAATGCTTTAGAAATTAAACCATATTTTGGAGGTAAAGATAAAGTTCTAATAATATAATCATCATTAGTTATAGTTCTTAACTGTGTAGGGTACATAGCTAAGGAATTTTGTCTTATTTCTTCATTTGTATCTCCATCTCCTCCTCCTACAGATGCTTCATCATTAGTAAAAGCTAATGAATTTAAAACCGTAGCTTGCATATTAGCATCTAATCCACTACCTGCAAATGAATTAGTTCCACCAATACGGTTAGTTAAAGTATTAGAAGGTATATTTGAAACTGCTCCTCCTCCTTTTAAGTAAGTAACTGTTAAAGTAGTATTTGAAGGTGCTAAACCATATGTTTGGGTATATAGAAAGTTTGAAGGATCCCAAGCAGTCATCATTTTATCTATTCCATAAGGTAATCCTAAACCAATATTATCAGGATTAGGGATAATTTCTTCATCCGCTCCTGATGATACACCAGGGCCAAATTGTAATTCTAATGTGTTATTGGTTTTAAAACGAGAAACAAATCTTCTAGGTACTTTTTTTAATTTAAGTAAATAAGGAGTTGAATCATTATATTGATATAAACTTGGGTCATTTGTAGCAGTATTTTCAGTAGCTTCAAAAATAGTATCTTGGGCTAAATAAGGTACTTCATACCATTGATTATTATCTTCATCAATTATACTTACTATAGAAATTACATTATTATCCGTAATAGTTACGGTAGGAAAACGTTCAGGATTACCAAATGTAAATGTCGTTGTAGTTAAAGTTCCAGCCGTGGCTTTCGCAGTTTTTTGTAATAAGTAAAATAATGGATTACCACTAATATCGTAACTATAAACTGAAGTTTCTGTTAAAGAAGATCCAGAGTTTGAAAAATCTACTTTTTCATCTATGTAAAAAGCTATATTTCCATTACCATTGGTTTGAAGTTGTGTTCCTTCTTCTAAAATTAAAGCATACCTAAAATCAGGTACGTATTGACTATTTACTATAGTTGAAGGTACTACTTGAAATACATTAACTTCTACAGAAGCAGCGCTAGTTACTTTAGGTTGATATCCAAAATTATAAGCTAAGGCTAATAAGTTTTTTCTTTGTTTAGCAAATTGTAAGAAATTTTCTTGAATTTGATTATCAGTATAAAAAGATAAAACATCTCCAACATATGAAGCCATTTCTATAAGCATCATACCAGGTGATGCCTCTGAAAAATCATTATAAGTGTTAGGATAATATATTTTAGCAAAGTTAATTAACTGTGCTTTTAAACTATCGAAATCACGATTTAAATATTGTACGGTTTTTGTATTAGCCATTATTGAAATTTATTGAAATTTCGTCACTTATATTAGTATTAAGTATAGAATATGTAAAATATACTTGTATTATGTTTTGATCAGGTGAAGCATTTACTACTAAAGAATTTAATTTAATTTGAGGGAAATATTCTTGTAACCCAAAAGAAATTATATCTTCTATATTTTGAGCTGTACCTTGAGTTATTTGTTCAAATAATTTTTCTCTAATACCTGCTCCAAAAATAGGATTCATTACTCTTTCTCTTTTTCCTGTAAGAAAAAAATTTAATATATTTGATTTAACAGCATCTTTAGTAGTATAAGTAATATTTAATCCAGTTGGACCATCAAAAGGAACTTTAATACCTACACCTTTACTAGGTGATAGATCTAAGGGATTTATATTAATTATATTATATGCCATTAAATGCTACCTTTTTCTTTTAAAGCACCCATTAATTTTGAAAAATCAGGTACCACATCAATATTTACATCATTTATATCTCTAACAGGACCTTGAGATTTAATCATCTCATCTACAGTAGCTACTACAGGAGTATTAGAACCACCCATCATTCCTGGTGCTCCTCCATTCCAACCTACAGCTTGTGAAGCATTAAATTCACCTCCATTTAAAGTTCTCCATTCCCCTGCTTGAGCAGTTTCATTTAGTATATCTAACATAGGATTACCTGTAGAAGGAATTGGTTTTCTTTCCTCAGCAACTATTTCTGAGAATGATGGTTTATAGGTAGATTCTACTTTAGAGTAAGGTTTACTAGTAAATTTATCTTCTGTTAAATTGGGTTTGCTAGCAGATTTAACTGCTTCAAGTAGAATGTCTCTCATTTCTTCTTGAATAGCTTTTTTAACTTCTTCTCTAATTACTTTTCTGAATGCATCTAATTTCATACATATAAATATTTAATATTAAAACTTATTTTAATCTGGTGTTACGGGACCATCGATTGTATTATCAGGATTATATCCTATTTGGGTTACTATATCTGTTATATCTTGATCTGTAGGTGAATCGTTATCTTGATCACTTGTTCCTGTTTGTCCTTGTTTATCAATATAAAATTGTCCTTCTTTAATTAAAACTTGATCATCAGTAGCATAAGTACCTTTACCTTCATATTGAATAACACCTCTTTGATCAGCTACTATTACTCTTCTTCTTAATAAAGAAATACCTTCATCAACTACTTCTTCTTTAATTATATCAATTGCATATCCATTATATACTGATGGTAATACTGCATTTCCATATTGTGCTGTAGGAAATAATTCATCTAATGTAGCTAAACTATTATTTAATGAATCTATACTTCCTTGTAATGCATCTGATAATCCTGTATCTCCTGAAGTATAACTACAATTTTTTAAATTTTTATATAAAATATTAAGTCCGGTTAATATTCTAAGAATTTCTTTTCTAATTCTACCTATCTCTAATAATACTACTCCAGATAAAAAACCAGATATAGTATCAATTAATTTTTCTAAATCATTAATAAAAACAGTAGCTGTTGAAATAGTATCTGATTGAGTATTTAATGCTCCTATAGGTATACCAACTCCTCCAGTTAATGGAGGGATAATAGCTGTAGGTATAGCTAAACGTTTTAGAATTTTCTTTATAAATTTATAAACTTTAATTAGTACATTAATAATTCTTAAAATACTATTTATAAGTTTAACTATTTTTTGTATTTGAGCTATTGCTCTATCAACTGTTTGAACTTGTCTAACTAAAAATCCAACACTTTCTTTAAATCTTTGTGGTTGAATTATACCTGCTAATTTTTTATTTAATTCATCAGCATTTTTAGATATAATATTATTTGCAATATTAATTGGACTCATAAATGGAGTTAATTTTCTTGCAAAAGATCTTAATAAAGTAACTTTAGTAATAATTAATTGAGTAGGATCTGATGCCGCCCCAATTGTATCACTAGTAGCGACTAATGCTAAATTTATTTGTTGAATTGTTTTTACTATACCTCCTCCACCAGGAATTATATCAACTAAATCATCAGGTGGTACTAT